GCCATTTGATTGGCTTGCTGAACTGAGTACTTTAGTAGCACGACATCCATTATATTAGGAAGAGCATCTTTTGCTTTTCTAAAGGACAATCCAGTAATATCGTCAATCGTAAGTTTCTTTGGAACAGGCGGTGCCACATTCTCCCCCCTTGATTTAGTAGCAGGAGGACCCTCCTCCACTACAGCTTCAACCTTTACCTGTAATTCTGTTTCCTGATTTTTCTTCTCTAAAGAACCAAAAACATAAGGTAATCCATCCTCGTTTAGAATTTGCCATTTATCTCTATTACGAAGTTTTACATCTTGAAGCCATCTAATAAACTCATCACCCTGGTCAAGATTGTATTTTTTACCGTATTGTTCATACAGGTCTTCTAAAGGGATTTGTGCTCCAGGGCCTACGGCCCTTTTCATCGTGTGAGCCCATAAATGTGTTGTATTTTTTACATAACCTTTCATTTTACTTCTCCTTTTCTATGAGTTTTTACCTTGTCCTCTTCTGTTGTCTAACCAATCAATCATAAAGTGAAACATATTAGAAAGTCTGTGTAGAACTATTCCTAAAGCAAAGATTTCTACTGCTGTCACCCTAAAAAAGGTTAGATAAATAGCAGCAAAAGTTCCTATCCACACAGAAGTACAATAGCCACAATCTAAAAGATCATGAATCCATTTATTTTTCTCAAAAAAATACGCTCTTACTGGCGTAAATAATTCTGATTTGGTTATTATATTAGTTATAGCTTCTACTACAACTATTGCTAGTATAATTCTTATATAGTCCATAATACCCTTGTGGCGGCGACCTTTCGGCCGGCGCCATATAAATTACAGTGAACGGTCAATTACGCCGACACCCATCATTCTGGGGTCAAGACAAGCGAAACCAAGTTCTGCCCAGCCAAAGAAACCTTGTTTCTGTACACGTAGCAGAGTAGGATCGTCTATTGCCTCGTATTCCTTACGAATAGGCATAACCAGTGAGTCATTAACACTCAAGTCAAAACCAAGAACCTGAGTCTCACCAAGAGTGCCAACTGTACCATCAGCGGCCGTGATGTTAGGATTGTCAAGAGTATATGCGTTGTAAGTGTTACCACTATCAGCAATAAACTTGCCATAGCCTGAACCAAAACCGTGAATATTATACAGACCGGTCGCGCCAAGATGCTGAATTTCATGTAACTTGACATTCCAGATCTGACCCATTCCAGAAGCCTGGAAGATCTCTCTACGAGTTACGGGGTCAATATCTGTGTCAGTCCACTCACGAATATCAGCAGCGTCTTCCGGAGACACATAAAGATCGGTCAGAGTACGTCCAATTCTCTTGAAACCAACAATCATCTTATTGATGAGTTCCTTCGAAAGGTAACCAGCACCAGTCGAAGCAGGATTGATTTCATAAATTGGAGCCGGGCGTGAGCCAAGCAGACCCTTACCAGAGAAAGCAGAAGTGGCTGCGGGCATAATTACACGCCAACCGCATTCTTCCTCGTAGTTGGCCAAATCCTTGGCAACACGAGTGGCAGCTCTCTGAGCAATATCTACACGACTGTCGCGCGCGTAGGTGATCTTCCAGTCAGCGGAAGCATTAATAGTAAAAGTAGGAATGTAAATCTCTTCACCGATACCTTCAATGAAGTTTTGAGCCAAATAACCCAAGCCAGGTAGCACCCAAACCGGGATTTCAAAATCCTCAGCAACTGGGTACACAGCCTGTGCACCATTAGCCAAACGCTCAACTGCGAACAGCTGACGCATGATAGATTCAAGCTCAATCTTTTGAAGGATCGGAGTTGTCAAAGCAGCCGCAAACGCACGAAAAGCAGCCTGACCTTCAGGTGTTTGCTCCGCAGTAGCTTTAAAAAGTTCTCTCATTTCGTTGAGTTCCATACTTAACAACTCCTCCTATAGAGTATAGTTTAGGAAGCACATTTCCGTGCCTTAATCCCTAAATTTTTTATTACACTAACAGCTTGATCCTGATCGGATAAAGTGTAGTATTATTGATGTTCGCCTGCGCTTTAGCCAAGCTGGCACCCTTAACAACTCTAGCAACGACACTTGAAGTGTGATTTACACACGCGGCGCCGGTTGCGGCGTCAGTAGTATTATCAGAGCCAGTAGAGTTGTTGGTTACTTTAGCTTCGCTAGCAGCTGGGTATAACGCCATACCAGGCTTCATATAGAAACCGGAATCAATGACACCAGCAGTCATCTTGCAAGTGTAATGCACGGTATCCCAAATACCCAAGTGGGCGACGCCTAGAGGAACAGCCTTGGTACCGGTAATCTGTCCAGAGGCATTATAATCTGGTTGAGCCATAACATCACTCGAACCAAAATCACCAGGCATGAAAAATCCAGTAGGATGGACTTGATGATAGCCAGTCTTTACCTTCTGCATTGAAAAGCCGAAAGGAACATCAGTGCTTGCAGTAGCATGAGCCATCTTATAAACAACAGGCTCTTCGTTAACTGCAGCAGCAAAAAGATATAGAACGGAGCCAGCATAACTTACAACTCCACCCACTCCAGCTGAACCAGTGCCCTGTTGAGCACCATAGCTGCAGAATTGATTTTCAACAACAGGATGTCTAGGAATAAACATAATCCTCTTTCCTCCTTAGATTACTTATTCTTCTCTACCATACGCTGTGCCATAGCCTTGCCCATCTCTGCGTATTTGGTTAGAATGTCGTCTTTTTTAACTTCTAGGTTTAATGCAGCCTGCGCAGCGGTAGCTTTATTGACTTCTGGCGGAGGAGTTACTGAATCAGCACTCTCCAAGGCCTTTTTCTCTTCGGCTTCTTTTGCAGCTGCGGCGGCCTTCTCTTTGTCTTCTTGCTCTTTCTTGGCCTGTTCCTCGGCCGCGTGCGCGGTCTTGGATAGCTCTTCCTCAACAGCTTTACGTAGAGAAATAAGTTCATCTTTATAAGATGCGAACTCTTCGTCCGTCAGTTCTCTTACCTTAGCTGTCTGAACTTCTTTGTTTGAAAGGGCAATGCCAGAGTCAACTAAATCCTTCATACGAACTTCAGTTGCTCTGTCCTTTTTCATTTCCATAATGGTTTTCTCAGCATCGGCCAATTTGCTGTTAGAACCCTCGACCTCTTTCGCAGCTGCCTCAAGCCTTGAAGTGAGATCAGTAATTGTATTTTCAAGCTCAGCAGCTTTGCTGGCCATTTCGCCTTCCTGAGTATTCTTTTTTTCAAGAGCCTCAGTTAGTTCACTAATGGTTGCAGCCGCCTTCTGCAGAGCTTCTTCGGTTCTAACTTTTTTGTCGGCCTCTTCTTTCTGAGAAAAAATCTCGGTCACCATAACCTCGATGTCTTTCTTCAGTTGATCAGTCATCATTAATTTAATACCTCCTAAATAAGTTTGAGATATTTTCTACCAACCTGAATTCTAATTTTTTTGTTACGAATTCCTTTTCCGTGTGTCCTAAATCATATTAAAACTTATTACGGCAAGCTCTGATAGGCACCAGTATTGCCACGACACGCAAGTTCTTCAATATCAGGATCAGCACCTAGCAAACAAACCACATTAAACTTAATGGCACCAGCCGCAGAACTACCAATCTTAATCTTAACAGTGTTAAGAGACGTATTCTGCTCAACCCAGAAACGAGCACCTGGGTCTGATTGTGGAGTAGCACTGAAACTACCATATTCGGCTGCCTTCATGCCATGAAACTTAACACCACTAACTACAACTGCTTCGGTTGTACCTGAAGCTACGGTAATTGTATCCGCCCAAATAAAAGGATACGCATGGTTGTTGCCCATATTGCGATAAACAATCTTCAAAGCATCATCACCATTAATTTTGGTAAGCTTCGGTACACTTTTCAATTTACCTTGTTGACCAATGTTGATATCGGGCATTCTTTTCTCCTAGCTTACGATCGAGTTTTGACTGCCTCGTAAGAAGCAGCTGTTAATCCAACTTCTTCGTAATATTTATTTTATGTTCAAGTAAGGCCAGCAGTTCCTCGCGGCGGTCGCTCTTTGTCTTTGAAGAAAGTAGTTTTTTAGCGGCGGCAAGAACAACTGGTTTAACTTGATATTTTAAACATTTTGGGTCTGTTGTGTCTCTAGAAAAGGACGTGCAGGAATCGTCGTACAACGCACACCAATCCTCGTGTAAGACTTCAGTGTCTGGCCCAGCAGGTTCGTGGGCAAACAAACGCTTTTTATAACTAACGCAAATTCCTACAGTATCGTTGTGAATCAATTCAGAGCTTTCCTTTACTTCCCCGTCCTTGTTAGAAGAAGGCTCTTCTATGTTACTTGAGGTTAGTTTATTGTTAGTATCTAAATTTATTGTAATAATGTCGTCATTAATCTCTATACACTTTTTATTAGCAGTTTCTACAATAACAGATGGAGGATTAGCTGGGTTCTTTACAATACCACAACCTGAAAAGTAAATGTCTTTAAGAACTCTTTCTATATTTCCTTTAGCAATTTCAGTTCCATTCTTTATTACTCTAGCCATTCTAGCAAACAGGCTTTCATCATTAGCAAGTCCAATTGCTTCTGCTTCTGGGCGAGACATCATCATATCACCAATCTTTACATCATAATCCTTGTAGTAGCATTCCATGGATACTTTCCATTGTCCTCCGGCTACTTCATCAGCCAAATGAGGAAAACGATTCTTATAAACGATACCAGCCACTACTACATGTATCACTTGGTTATCTACTGTACCCTTCTCCATATTAGCTAATTCTTTAATATCTAATCTGTTTCCGGAGGCGTCGATAAATGCCCTATCATAAAGATGCCCGATGATATCTTCTTCTTTATGCTCTACATCAAGGGCTTTATTTACAATAGTATTTTCTGCCTTCACTAGTTCAGACGGCAAAAAATAGGCTTTGTTTAGATTGGCGCCAGAAGAAACAAAAATAGCAGAGAAGTAAAGAAGGTCTGGCTGCTTCTCACCATCTTTTGGAAGGGTAATTACAGCAGCCACTGACTTTTTTAAATCAGCAGTTTCTTCTTGTAATTTAATATCAGCTTCTAAATAAAATTTCTTATCCACGCCAAAATCCCCCTCTATTTATCTTTAGTTTTCTTATTTCTTTTTGGATTTACTAAGTCCTTATCTTTATTCTTAACCCTCTTTTCTGGTTCTACATATGAGCGTCTTTTAGCCATTCTATTCCTCCTGGTTTCTTAAGATTTCTAATTCTTCTTTGAAAGAAGCGAATTCTTCATCTGACATATCCTGTACTAAATCAGAAAGAGTTAAAGAGCTTTTTACTACTTGTTGTCGTTGTGGTTTTGTTTTAGTCTGCTTATCTGTAGTACTTTTCTTTGCTGGGTTTTTCTGTTGAGTTTTCTTGGTGTCTGGATCTGTTCCCTTCGGGCGGCCTGATGATGGAGTTCCTTGCGGGCCTCCTTGAACAGGTTGTTTAGCTTTCTGCCATGGAGAACCAATAATACCAAAGACACCATCTTCAACCAGTTTCATTTCAGACTGCATGTTAGTAAGCTCATTCTTATAATCAAAACCAAGAAGCTCAAGAGCAGACTCATAACTAAGCATTCTACGGTCAACCAATTGTGATAGCATGTTCATGTACATTATCGTATCCTTCAGAACTGACTCATCCCAACGAATCTTGGGAAATCTATCAAAGCCCATAGCTTCTGCTATCACTTGGTATTCTCTATAAATCCAATTTGTTACTTGACGTCTTGCGTATTCAATTTCTTCTTGAACACCCTTTACAATAAGCTGTGCTTCGGCCACATTTAAGTCACCACTACCATCAATAAATGCGCGGGATAAAGCAAGGCCAGCACTAATATCATCATTTACTTGTTCGTATTTACCTGGGCCCAAGACAGCTTCAATTTCGGGAGAAACAATTTTCTCTATCTCTAAAGTATGATTCCAAACAATATCAAATGATTTACTAGTAGTATTGAAAAGTTGAGCAATTGTTTCTAGTTCTACTTGATTGGTTACAGGATAAGTATCATTACCTATTGTAACTTTTAGTATGTAATTTGTAATACCATCCAAGGTACTTAAATCTGCTTCTTTTAAATTTCTCTTATAATCAAGAGACTCAAAAAGACGCAAGCTCCTTGGGCGCGCGTAGCGTTCATAAGGTTGCTTTCTATAAGTTACAAAGCCAACGTTTTCAGCAGGTAAAGGAAACGCCTGACCTTTCTCTGCTGCCTTTTTGAAATCAGAAGGTAGATTCTTTATTAAATCTTTTTCTTCTTGTGATAAGTCGCCTTGTTTTTTCTTGAGTAAATCTTGAAGTTCTTTTGGTGGGGTAAGTGAAACTCTAAAGTTATTGAAAAGTAAATTACCTTCTATTCTAACTAATGTAGGATTAAGTACCGTATAAGAAACAGGTATATAGGATTTTGACCATTTACTTTTCTTTGCTGCCATTTCACCAGTTTCCATGCTGGCTTTCTTCATCTTCTGGCCCGGCAAGGGAGATAAATAAGAAATACGTGGTTCA